TGTATTTTCCCATTTTTAAAACAAAGTATTCATTTTTTATTGACTAAAAACATCACTTGCATCAACTGAAGCATCAATGTTTCCTGTACGTTCTTTCTTGACCTCAAATTTGACGTTCTTGTTGTAATTGTCCTTAAGGCTATAGAATTCCCATTGCTTGTAGATTTCATTGTTCTTGTTGTATGTTGTAAGCAATCCGTTGTCCAACGCTCTAATCTGATTACCGTCAATTGATGTGGCAAGTGTGTCAAAATCATTCTCACAAATTTCTATCCTAACACAAACAGGGTCGAATTTCGTATTTGTTATTATAATCTGTTGATTTGGACTTCCAATATAAGGTTTGGCATTCGGTTTGAAACTAGGACCGATGCTTGGTGTCAATGTGATGAAGCACAAAGTTCCGCTTTCATTAAATCTGTAAGCATTCGAATTTGTGTTTGCTGATGTCAGATTTTGTGTTATAGGTTCTGCAAGGTTGCAACTTGTTATAAGTCTGTAATAGTCTTGGCGTTTAACACCGCTGTCCTCATATTGCAAATATTCAACCCTATAGCCTGTAAGGTTGTCATTACTGAAAAGGTTTCTATCTTCGGTTATGTTGTTTGTATCAAGAATAATGCCACTTATATCAGGATAAGCACCCAAAGCACCAACGTCTTTTATTGTACAGTATATTTCCTTTGGCCGTATAAATACTGTATAAAATCCTTTTCTCCCAAAAAACCTAACAGGCAATGAAAGATTGTATATACCAGGAAGAATTGGGTCAGGAAACGTTTCATTATTTGAATTTCGTTCATAAGATGATATATTGACTGTTGAGAAAACGGAAGACACATCTTCTATTTTCTTGAAATCCTTGTATTCATTGTCAATGCTGTTTAATGTCGGTCTGTAGTGGTAAAATATCTCCACGTCTTTTATTGGGTCTATAACAGCACTTTTTACATTTCCGTATGTGTTGTTCATTGTTTAAAATATTGGCATTTATTATAAATAATGCTTTAAATGCTTTTTCTTTTCAAATAGGTCTGAATTTATCAAGTGCCCTCACATAAATTATGTCACCAATGTCATTCAGCATTGAATCATATTGTATGCACACACAATAATTTATACCTATGCTGTTTGAAATGAATGAGTCAAATATAACTTTGTATTCCTTTCCGTTCTCTTTTGAAATCATTGACTGACCGTAGTTCATAAGATACTTTTTAAGTGCCATCCTCTCCTTGTTCCATCTTTGTGTTTCAGGATTGAAATTGCCTTCATTCAAATCATACAGTTGGTTTTCATTTATTAAAAATTTCATATCTAAATCAGTTTTTATTGTTTATTAAAACCAAAGAAAGAACCATTCTTAAAGTTCTCCATATCCTCCAAAGTCTTTACTTCAGAAAAAGCAATAAGTCTGTCAAACACACTAGTTGATCCTCTTTCTATGGCAACATCTATGTCCTTTGACGGACTGTAAGTTATTCCACACAAATACTCTTCTCTGAATAATTCAGTTTCGGTGAATTCCGAATAATCTTTTCTATATACTTCAAAATCTGTTAATGTAGAAATTATGTTCACTTCTTGATTCGCTATTGTCTTGTTGTAAGAGTTTCTGTTGTTATATGTTATGAATTCAAACTTATAGTTACTAAGAGAAATATCATATTTGCCTTCTATATAATCTTTAAAATTAAAAGTGGTTTCATTAACACCATCAACAATAAAATTATTATTTGCGAGTTTGTCCAAATCACTGTCTTTATCATAATTATACGTTTCTTTGTATTTTATGCCTGATTTGTCTGTATCATCATAGACCAATTCAGACCATTTATACAATTTATTACCGTCATCATCAGTAACAACTTCAGGTCCATCTTTGGGTTTTAAATGAACCCCCAAATGATATGTGAAAGTGATAGTACATTCATCCCTGTCAACTGTTATATCCTCCATATAGTCACCGTATGCCTCCAATTTATCACTTGAAGATGTGGCAGGCTCTGTTTCACCTAATTTTAGTATGTTTCCAAGCCAATCATTTGATGTCTTTATATTCAAGATGTCACCTTTTCTGTAATAGAAAAGCCAGTCATAACCACTATCAGGTCTTGAAGAAACATTGTCAATGTCAACATATGTTTCTAAACGTCTCAAGTCCTTTAATTTTGAATCCGTTTCACCTTTCTTCAATGAAAGACAAATATCTGTAATTTGTTCATTTGTTTCTATTACATTATAATTTAATACTTCCTTACCAATATCAGTTCCTTTAGCAACGTGTTTTACTGCACATCCATCATACCATACATCATCAGAAACTAATCTGATTTTTTTAAAGTTATCAGGGTCAGTTGATGAATTATCATTATCAGCGTTATCTGTTTCAGTCTCATCTTTTTGCATCTTTGTGAAATAACCATTACACTTTTCCCATTTCTCTTCATTAAAAGTAATGAAATTATCATTTTCATCAAATTCTTCCTTGCATATCCATATGTCATCATCATATACAACCTTGTCACCTTTTTCATATTTTTTATAAGGAATCCATTGTGGCGCATATGGAGAAACTATACCCATATCATTGTATGATGTTATCAAATCAACAGAAAATTCCAAATTCATTGAATTCTCTTCGTCTGAATAACTTTCATAAACACGTGCAATGGTATCTGCCTTTGGTATTAATTTCCCCAAATATTCTACAAATAAGTCACCACCCATTTTCTCATATTTCTCGCATAAACAACACAAATATTTATCATATTTTCCCATTTTTTCATAAAATTTGCATTTTTTACCCATTTTAACCATTTCATTATATAGTTTTCGTGCATTTGCTAAATATATAAATTCTGGAACCAATTCATAATCCTTTAATTTTCCAAATTTGTCTTTATCTTCTTGTTCATCTTCATCAAAAATTGACATGTCACTGACCTTTATCCTTCCTATACCATTTTCAATAAAGACCTTGAAACCATTGTCATCACTTAAAAGGTCTTTAAACTGATAATAATAATCCATCAAAGTCCTATATGTATATGTTTCTCCTTCTTTTATTGAAAGATTTACATATTCATCTGTGGTTATATAATCTTTATTGGTTCTTGTGTCAACATACATTACAAAGTAAAAGTTCTTCTCAGCATCATTTCCTAAATTATCATATTCTTCTTTTGTTATAGATTTTGGTGTTTCAGTTATAATATAACTTTCTTTTTGTTCATCAGTCAATGAATTATACTGATATTGAGTTATTATGTCCAATGGGTTGTTGATATCGGCAAACAGATATGTCAAATAGCATTTTTGAAAAAACGGATTGTCACATCTACAATTTGCAGGAATTTTGATGTTCTCAATAATCTTTCCATAACAACCGTCAATACTGTCAGTTGCCTTATGCAAATAAACATTACCAAACTCATCATCCTCCAAGTATGCAAACAAACCTGGTATTCTTGAAATCATATTCTCAAAAGAAACTTTATATTCAATTGTCCTCATATCCTATTCAACCTTTGCCTCATATAAATTGATTATTATTTCATTTTCTTTGTTTTCACTTTGCTCACCATATGTGTCAGTGTCAATATAATAATAGTGTCTGTCATTTTCCTTATCATATTGGTATTTCATATGAATATATGAATATTTATTGTATTGACGTATACCATAGTGTCCATCCGTGTTACTACTCCAATCAGCATAGTATTTCTGTTTTTCATCATCTTCTAAAACTTTGTAATCATCCTCAGTTATTGTTGTAGTCGGGTCGTCTTTTTTTCTATATATTCTTTTTGCATTCCAATCATCCAAAATTTCTTTAAAACTCTTAATTCCCTTTTCTTTTGTCCTAACAACACTGTTATTCATTTTATACTTTTTCGAATCCCAATATGGCATCATGAACGGTATTGTTCTTCCATATCCAGCGTGATTGAACTCAACTTTCATATACAAGTCTTGAGCAATAGTGTTTTCATTGTCTTTCCATATATATAAATAGAAACCCTCACTTGATGATGTTGATGTGTTCTTGTCTTTAACCACCAATTGAGAACTCAATCTCTTGCTCTCATCAAATTCATATATTGCCACATAGTTTTGTTTTACAGTATCATCTAAATTTTTGTATTCATCCTCAGTTATTGTTGTTTCGTTTGTTTTGTGTTTATAATAGCACATATGATACTCTCTGTCAACTCTTATGCCTCTTTTGTTATATGATAAAGAGTACTTTCCATAGTCATTCAATCCAAAGTTTATTGTTTTGTAGCCTTTTGTTTCAATATGCTTTATATATTTTGCGAAAAGATTCCCACTGTCAAAAAATATTGTGGAATAACCTATTAGATTTTGGTCAGCAGGATTGGTTGAATCATAAAAAGAGAGTCTTAAAAACGATTTTTTAAGTTTATTTTTTTGATAATGGATATCTTCATTGGTAAAATTCAAAAACTTCATTAAATCTGAAACGTCATCGTTTGTGATTTCATTATTTATTGATGCTGTTCCATCAACAGGTTCATCACTTTCTATATAATTGCTTTTAGCCTCCTCGCTGAGTAAATGATATTCTGCTTTTCTTTTTTTATCATCACTGTCATTTTTGTTTATATAATAAAACTCCTGTTCCACACCGTTCCACAAACTACTATTTTCAGTTATCCAATCATTGGTTCTGTGTTCTCTGAAATGCAAATTGAACTTGATTGTATATATATCTTGGAAACTATCATTAAGTTTAATGCAAGGATAATAAACATCTTTTTCTATGTCAACTATCCTGTTTATAACTTTTTTCATTTCAGCACCAACAAAATATTCGTTAAGCAATTCCGTCTGAAACAAATCAGTTTCAAATTTATTGCTTATTGGCACTGTGATGTTTGTAAATATTGCATCTATGTTGAATTCATAAACAGTCTTGTCAGTAAACAGAAAAGTATTTCTATATACATCAACACCACTCAAACTACCGATAACTGCCTGTGGGTCTTGCATTGCATCAATGTCATATTCACTTGCTTTATCAACCCATGCATAATACATTAATCCATTATGTTCTATTGATGTTGATTTTAAGCCATTAGGATGTGTTTCACTGTCTTCATCAGGTTTTTTTGGCAAAACAATTGCATATTCAATTCCATTTTCTTCATAACTTGAATCAATGCCAAACAACATTTTAAAAAAACTTTCATTCTCTTTTTCACTACCGACAAACTCACTTAATGAGGTTGTCAATGTTGAATAGTCATAATATCTGAATTTTATTACCTTAGTGACAAATCTTCCATATGTGTCAGAATATTTAAAATAAATTGGTATTTCTTGTTTTCCTTCTTCGGTTATATCATCATTTGAATCAAAATAATGGAAACTCTTGCAATGAAGAAATATGTTGTCCTCATCATGTCCTTCAAAGAAATATGATGGATTTGCATACTCATAACCACATACAATTTTTACAACATCCAGTTTTGTATACTTGTCAATATAGAAATCGAATGTATTTTCGTTGTTGTCAACATTGCTTATCTGAAAATCATTTCTGAAAGTGTATGTCTGTTGAATTGGGGATTCATTCTGATAAAACGTCAATGTTAAGTAATTTGCCGTATTTATAAAATTACTGTTATGCAATCTATTAACATCGTCACATTTACAAGTCACCATCAATTTGTCTTTTTTGTCACCGTTGTATATCTCTTCCTCATCAGACAAAAGTTTTTCCAAATCGGTAAACCTAACTTCATTGACTTGTAATTGCTCAAAAGTTTTTTTTAGATTTCTTCCGTTTATTCTATATTCTAACATGTGGAATATGTTATATCTTTATATTCATAAATATTCTCTTTCTTTATATTACCAGCAATATCATTTGGTATTAACTCATAAGAATACAAACCGTTGTCACCTCTTGGGTCTTGTCTGTCCAAGAAGAAGTTGATTTCCTTATTCACATAAAAATGACCGTTTGCAAAAGGATACTCTGGCAAATCAACTGCATTACTATCACCAACTGTCAATAAATCTCTCCATAAGTATAGGTTCGATGACACTTTATATGCATAATACGGTATCTCTTTGTTTCTTATTCTAAGCACATATTTAGGATTTGAATAGTCAAAGACTTCTTTATTAACATCAGTTGGTATAATAACCTCATTATTATCATTCATTACAGCATCACTTGCAATGTGTACTGCACCATTCTCGTCAACCCAAGAATAACCTTCGTCAATGTCTTCTTGTGTTATTGTTTTCTTGTCTGAATGCAACAGTCCTTCAACCATTTTGTAAACATTGATGTAATTAGAGTCAGTACTGTAAACCATTGGACTGAGTAAAAACCTAACGTTGCTTAACACATCATTAACAAACAACGGAATGGGTTTGAAATCATTGTCTGAATTGTCATACAAATATATGACATCACCGCTTGAAACACCACTTCTCAATGATGAAACAACCTCAACAAACAATCCATTTGCTTGTACTGGCTTACACGATGAAACAATTATTTCCTTGTGTGAGCCTTGTTTCATTTCTCCAAATTGCCTAACCATTATCGGATAATGTGCCTTATAAAAATACCCCTCAGGACGTTTTATTGGGGGCTTATCATCATTTGTTGCAGACATATTATATTCTTTGCAAACAAAGCCATGATAATCATAATCATCAGTTTCTATTTCATCATATATGAAATTTCCACAATTTATTTCATTTTGTTTAAAATCGTGTTCTCTTTGTTCTGTGTTAAATCTGAAATATACATCTGATAATATTGTCTCAACCATATTATAACAATTCAATTCAACAACATCACCATAAAATTCATTATCATCAATAGTTATGTCGTTGTTAGGATAATCATCATCTTTTTCCAATAAACTAACATCACCAATTTCTTTTCTATATTTCAAAATAAAATTATCAGTGTTGTCATCAGTCCATTCACCATGTACATATATTCCACTATTAACTGTTCCAAAACAATGTGAAAATTCAATATTTTTCAAATCTTCTTCAGTCTTTGTTTCATTATACCATAAGTCATGACCCTTGTTTCTTTTAATAATTGTAACAAACAATTCTGTAATAGGTCTGTTAAGGTTGTCTTTCAATTTATCAATATCAATCGTATCCGTAAACACTATTTGTGTCTTTGAATCGCCGTAAATTGTTCTTGAAAAAGCCAACGGATATTGTTCTTTTGAAAAAAGAAACATATTGCCATTATCATCATAACAATTGTTTTGAATATAATTACCCAAATCATCTTCTTCTGTCAATTCTTGCTTTTTGAATTTGAAATTAGGAAGTTTTTTGAATTTTCTGTAATAATACTTACAATTTATGTTGTTCTCAACTTTAACGTATCTGAAATAGAAATTTTTAGTATCAAATTCAAACCCTTCTATTTCATTCAGAATATCCTCAACATCGTTTATGTAAAAATAATATTCTTGTTCTTTATTCTCAAGGTTTCCAATATTGACAACTTTAAACAATTTGTCTTTTATTTCATTAAAGCCTGTTCTTGGATTTGTTGAATAAAACAGTTTTATTTCATCACCAACGGTTAAATTGTGCTTAACATAACTTCTAAACATTATTATAGGTTGTTCAGAAGTACCGTTTGTAAGTTCATGACTGCATAATAGCAACGCATTAAAATCATCTCCTTGTTCTTGAATTTTAATATAATCCGCTATTTTATTATTTGGAGGTGTATATGTTTCAATTATGTTTATTAGTTTATATTCGCCGCTATCCCATTTATAATACAATCCATTAAACAGTATAAAATTTTGATTATTAACCTTTTGTGTTGGTAATGTGGCATCATCTACAGTATAAAAATTTATAACTTCATAATCAGAATCTGAAGATTTCCATTGATAAAAAACAAATTCGCCACCAAACTTTCCACTTACCAACAATTTATCATAATCATTTTCACACGGATATGTTATACATATATCCCAATTGTGTTCCTCTCTGTTCTGAAATTTGTTGTATTTTGGATTAAATGAAAACAATGTTGAATCAGGATACATTTCAATAAAGCCGCAAGACATTGATTTCTCATCATTGAATATTTTTGAAATCTTCAAGTCTTGCCATCTCTCATCTTCTTCAACATATTCACTTGATGGTATTGAAGAACGGTTGTAAAACCCAAACCATCCATTTTGTTCATTAAGATTTGCATTGATAGAATCAATGTATTCCAATATATCATCTTTCAAATACAAATGTCTGGCATCATTTTCTCCTTCATTTGAATTAGTGCCAATGATTGTATTTAAATCATTTCTTTTCCTCAATGTTATTTCTTTTCCGTCAGCATAACGCATAAAATCACGAATGGTGTTGAAATTCTCCTTTATTGATTTCTCATTATCCCTTCCCTTTGTGTTTTTATGCTTGAAACTTTCTCCATCAACAATTGGATTTACCAATTTGAATGTCTGATTTCTCAATATATGGTTGTTGAAAATATCATATCCACAATGATATACAAAAGGCTTGTCACCATTTGCATATTCGGTATTCCTAACCATATCAACATTGGTCACATCATTTGTTTTCCCCTTAATGACATAATCATCACCAAGTATACCTTTTTGTCTCAAATCAAGTCCTGTGGTGCTTGCTATCCTCAATTCAGACGGTTTATCAGTACCCTCATTTTGAACTATCTCTGTGACCGCATTAAAAAGAATATTTGAACAATATGGATTTATTGTCAAAACCAACCTGTATTTGGTTGATTCTGAACGTTCCTTTTCAAATTGTTCCATCTGGTCAATTGTTGAACTAATAGATGGAAACGGGAATAACTTTGTATGATGTTTTATATTGACATCAATAAAATTATCCTTATTCACTGACATTGTTGAATTTGTCTTTGTCAATCTAATTCTTTTGTCCATCGAAAAAACATTAATTAATAATTAATTTATAAGTTTCATTTTCATCTAAAGGGAAATTACTCAAAACAGTGTTACTAGCATCTTTTACGACAAATAAACTTGTTGTTGTCCCATCCTCACTGTATTTAATACTTGTTACAGTAGCATTATCAAAATAGTTGTACAAACTACAAATAAAATGCTGATTTATGTTTGGGTCATCACTTGGATTTGAAATAATGTTTGTAAATATTGCAGAATTGTTACTATTTCTGAATGTTATCGTATGTGTTACGTTTTGTACTACAAGTTCAATTTGAATATTATTGATATCAACATTTGTATTTTTATGATTGTATATTCCAAACGAAATTAAAATATGTGGTAAATCACATATCTGTTTGACTTTAAACTTTAATGAATTATTGCTAATGTTTTGTGTTAGATATATTATATTTGATACTCTTGTGTCATTTTGTATAAAATCATTGTTGACTTTATAAACAGAATGTGTTGTAAACGGAGATATATTTATCTTAAAAGCACCAACGTTATTGCCTTGTGCTGTCGGTCGTTGAGTTAAAAGTGTTATCCACGAAGATAACCCAGAAAGTGTTAATGAATCATAATAATCACCATTTCTTGTTGATACGGCAGTTATGTATAGATCTCCACCAAAATGGTCAATTTCTTTTTCGACCCAACTGTTTCCTGTGTCATCAGGAACTATTGATGGAGAAACAATTTCATGATTATTGCTTTCTTGTACAGGTGTCTCACCGTTGTATTCTAATTCATATTCACTTTTACGTTGTACGATTGTTATATCATTACTATACATTCTATTCCCATAGTTGTCTGTATACACCCTAAAAGTATAATATTTCTCATACATTTCATAATTCGGTAAAATATTAACTCTTTTAACATTATTTTGTCCATTTTGTGTACTAATAACATTCGTTGTTGCACTTGATGGTTCAGTATCGAAATCTATTTTAACAAAATTTATATCTGTAATATCTTCAAAATCAATATTGTCTGCAATTTCCTTACCATTTTCTGTTTTGGCATAATATGTAAATTCAAAATTGTTAATACCATCATATGAAACATCTGTATTACCACATCTACTTATTAATGAAACTTGTTCCCAAACAGCATATATGTTGGTGTCATTATCAATTGGTCCAAAAGGACTTGAAGATGCATCAGTAAACGGTGGATAATATGTTGTGTTTTTATATTTCCAGGCAAGCAAATATCCGTTTTTAGTTGGCTTTTCAACACTATAATGACTATCATATGGCCATATAGCCTTTTGCCCTTCTCTAACTTGTTCCTGTTTGTATTCTATCATATCCTTATGATTATTTATCAATTATTGTTTGGAATTGCTTGTTTACTCAACTCACATGCAGCAACGACAAGACTATTTCCTATAATTCTATAGTCATAAGTGCCACTTATGACAGGAAAATTATGCTTACCCATCCATAGCCACTCAGAATTGTCAGCATTTGTCGCAAATTTCATAAAATTATCAACCTTACCTTTATAAGTATTTGAAATTGAATAATAAGTTGATGTTCCTGGTGTCAAATATTTTGTCCATTCATTATTGTTTATTATCATTGTAGAATGTGCCATTTCGTGTATGAATAAAGCAATAACATTCTTGAAATAGTTACTATTAATACCTCCACTTATAGTAATGCCATCCAATGTATAACGACTAACATATAGTTTATTCGTTGATGCAACCATTGCAGCACCTCCATAGTCTCTTGTGTTTACAACCAAAACGGAATAACTCCTATTTCCGTTGAAAAACATTCCATAATAATAATTTATATTGTTCAATATTTGGTTTAACAAATTATTCAGTAATATTCCATATTGTTCATTATCATTTATTTCTCTTTGTAAATCTTGATCATAACTTATCGAACTGAATCTTATTACGGATGAACCATCAATTGTTGTTGTTGTTTCATTGTTGTAGTATACTTTATTTCCTTCACAAACATAATAACTTTCAACGTCATATGAAGTATTGCTTGTTAATCCGCTAATCAAAACATATATTGGATACAAATACTTGTTTTGGTCATCAACATATTGCTCACACACATATATACCGTTATCAATGCTTTTAGAATGTCCTGGGAGTATTTCACTATACAATTGATAAAATCCATTTTTTTGATTTATTATTTTTTCTGTCCATGAAGACGAGGAGGATTCTTTCCATCTGAAACCAATTTCATTTATTTTATTTATATAATTACCTTTTATATTAACACTACCAGCATTAAAAAGTTCATCCAAATGAACTTTATACATTAAAGCTGTAGTACCTGCCCATATATTTATGTTTGACATAATTATTTCTTTATAAATGTTATATTATTTCCTGTTACATTAACAACTGTATATGATTTGTCACCCCAGATATAGTTGTTGTCCAAAACTTCATATGTTCCGTTGATATTATAATCAAAATACACTGAATTTGGATATGCCATCATCTTGTTCTGATAACTTATATTAATTGTTATGTTATCATTTTTCAATATTTCACTTGTGCAAGTCTCAAACCATGAATGATATTTGTAATCATTGCTGTGTGTTTCTCTGTAATTGTCATCGTAATCCTTTATTGCATACATACCGTTGCCATAATATATTCTGTTCTTAACATTGTATTCTTGAATAAAATTCAATATAACACAATTGCCATCGTATAATTTATCCAATGTTATGTAATCGGTTGAGAAACAAATGAAATGATATTTATAATCAGATGTATTGTTTGTATCAACATCATAATAAAAATTGTATATCAAGTCACTTTCAGTACTTTCAAGTCTGCAATTAAATCCATTCACACTGAAACTGTCACTCATTATGTTACTAACAACAAATTGTCCATCTTCCGTACCTGTTATGTATGTTATCTTTGGTTTTTCAAAGAAATAAGTGCTGTAAAATGTATAAGGATATTGCGTTAAAGTAATCATACCATCACAACCACTATTAGGTATTCTCATACCCTTATTAATTATATCACCATACAAGAACAAACTGTTGTTTTCATCAATCGTACCATACATTTGTATTGTAGTTTCTAATGTTGTGTCATTTGTCGGATAAACAGTGATATTCTCTTGATAAGTAGTGTTTGATAATGCACCTCTCCACGACCCGAATCCAAGAGGGTTAATAAAAAACATTCCATAGTCATCTATCAATGAATAATATTTATTATTTCCACTGACATTTATTCCTCCTGTGTTGTTTCTATCAAACCACGAATACATACAACCACAACCAACAGAATAAAGCATATTGTTGTTTCTTATATTACCAGAAAAATACAAGTTTCCTGGTCCATTTTCAGAACTTTTACCAGAATCAATTCCAGAAAATTTTAGTTGTAAACTTGTATTTCCTGTTGTGTTTTCCTCAATCGGTTCATAATATACATCATCATCACCCTCAGTGTCAATCCAATTTACCGTAAAATAGTTATATCTTACAAATGTCAAATTACGATTAACTATATAAGGGAAAGAAATCTCTGTTTTTGTGATATCATCAAGCAAATAGTAGTTATAATTTCCATATTTTTCAACGCTATTTCCGTTTTCAACACTTTCACGATGTAATTCTGTAACACCGTCATTATCCATAAATATTACTGTATAAAATACAGCAGCCTCTGTCCAGTTACCATAAAATACATGAGAACTACTAACAGGTGTATAAGTATTGAAATCTTGTATCAAATGATTCAAATCAGGTTTGTTTTCCGACCATCCAACAAAATTACTTCTAAAATTATTAGACACATACATAACTGGTGATGCTATGTCTGTTTCATTTTCTTCATATATAATTTCAGTTGAATCAACATATTCGTTATTTACAAATATACCACAAGTGTTTATACCAGGTCTTTCATCATCATTCAGAGGCAAATTCCCTCTCCAAATGAATGTATGCCATATCATATCTTTAAAGTCACTTTTTTTGATACCACATATATGTTTCAATGAAGTATAGTCAATAGCCGTTATTTCTGTGTTTCTTGCAATATCGTTGAATAATTGTCCTATTATTCCATTATTAAATTTATTTCTTATTGTATTATACAAATCAGCACTTATTGAAGTGAATATATACTGATTTGATGAATAAAGTGTCTCTTCTTCTATCCTTATCGTATTAGAACTGTCAAGTGTGCAAACACAAGACAAACTATATGGATAATTGTCAATATAATAATGACCTTTTTTAACTTTAACACCAAACTTATACTCACTTGTTTCTGATTCAACCCTATAAGTTGTTTGTTCTGTTGTTTCATTATATATTTCAGTTACATCAATACGTTTAAGTGTTCCATATCCAACAGAAGCAGAAACATCTGAATAATCATAAACAGGACTTAATGCACGAACATGATTGTCAGTCTCGGCAACTACAAATATAGGATAATCAAATTTTTCAGATATTGTTCCTCTGATTCAAAATTACCTGTTGTTCCATATCCTTCAGAATCCTCATATACCTCTTCTTCACCTTCCGAACTGACTAATATCTCTGACTTGAATTTCGTGTCTATTATATTGTTCTTTCCCCTAAGATACTCACTTTTCATTTGGAAAGAGAATAAATTCTGTGGATTTGACTGACTGTAAATTCCGTTAACTTGTTCAGATATTTGCCATAAAACACCGTTTGATTCTGCCAAATTCAATGGATAAGGATTCGTTTCAGCATTGAATATTGAAAAATACACACCATTGTCTTCTGCTGTGAATTTGACTATCTTGTTTCCACCACTACGGCAGTCATTAACAGCCTCATCAGACAACTCAACTGTCATTCCACCATCTATTGTTTCCATTATGCCACAACCACCCTCATCTTGCAATGTGAACATTGTTTGCAACGGCAACACAAAAGCATATTGCATATTTCCTTGTGCATTGTCATAAACTATATAATTGGTAAAACTAAGAACATATGATAATATGTTATTAATATTTGTCTTATATTCCACATTACTAATTGTTATAATGAATTCATCACCAGAAAATGTCATATTTGACAATACATTCCTGAAAAATTCTTTTGTTTGGGTATTTATATTATTTGGATCTATTATGACAACATTGAATATGCCATTGAACACCTCAACAATTTCTCTGTCAATATCAATATCCGCATATTTTTTTAGTATTTCCAAGCACCTGTTTCCAAGCAATTCATAGTTATAGCCATTTACAACCCTCTTCTCAATATATGTCTGTGTTGCATCACATACATTATTAGATAATTTCAAATCAAAATCATTCAATTTCTGTGTGTAAAACCTGTCATTTGTAACATTTCCATTCACAATAACACTTGACAATAAACCATTCATTGTCACACTTTCAATAACATATTCTTGATTTGAATTTTCCTTCTTATAGAAAGGTATATTGACAAATGATGACCATGCTATATACTCAACACTCAGAATTTTGTCAATTATAGGAAAACTAAACAAATCATTATACTTCGTCAGACTTTCATCAATTAGTTTTCCATAGTCATCAGATACTGAGTCAAATGGTCCATTATTACCATCCTTTGGTATGCTCATACCAGAACTGTTCATTATTCCTGCTGAATAAGGTTTCTTTTGTATATTGTTTACCTTAGACAAACAAGGTGCATCACTGTCAGTACCGTCACCAAAATTGACACTACTTCCATATGTTATTGTCGGTATCTTTACATCGTATATTGTGCTGTCATTTGTTACTTTTGTATTAGCACCGTCCAATATATTGTAGTCCTCAAATTCAACTGCTTTCTCAGGATGATACACAATTGTTGTGGTGCAAGGTAATTTGTTTGTGGAATAAGTAACTGATATGTCCAAACCGCCATCCAAACAATACAAGAAGAATGCATTCCTCATTTTTCGTGGCAAGTCTTTCCTGTATTCCAACACACTATTTACTTTTTCAATGAAATCATCTATGTCATCATATTCCTCAACTATGTAGTCATCAACCCATATATATGCAACTTTATCACTGTCAGGTTCTCCCATGTATTCTCCAATTAATGCCCCTTCATCAACTTCATACTCTTCATCGTTGGCAGTAACGGCATATATTGTATATTCCTCTTTGAATAACAGTCTTTGATTGTTTGTTAATGAAAAATATTCATCCTCATCTAATATATTTTTATCAAATATCAATTTATATGAACCATAAAGATTTCTCTTATTAGTATTTAAAGCATTATATTCTGTCTTTGTTAAAGTCTTTTTTGTATTTTCCTTTAATTTATATATTTCCCTATAATCTAAATGTTGTTCAGCAGGCAAAGCATTATATGCACTCGGTGTTATGAAAATCTCTTCATCATCAATTTTCTGATACATTTTTACATAAAAGGATTTTTCATCATTGTTGGCAAGACTATTGTAATCATCAACAGAAATGATATCATCTTTTATAAAGTAATACAATAAATCATAAAGTGATTTTTGGTCTGTTTCCAATGTGTTATAGACATCCTCATCAATTATATCATCCAACTTGAATTTATGAACAATTTCATAATTTTCTTGTCCTTCTGTTAAATCATTATACTCATCTACTGTAATAATACTTTCATCATTTGTATTTTGGTATACTTGTTCGTAAAGTTCCTTTTGTTTATCAGTTAGGGTATCATATTCAGAATTAGATATTATATTGCCTTTTTTATACCTATAATAACTCTTGTATATTTTCTTTTGTTCATCAGTTAAATCACCGTAAGTACTATCAGTGATATTCACAGTTTTATCCAATAATTTAAAATTACGTTGATCATTTGTTCTCTTAACTATGAATTCAACAATTTCATTTGTAAGATTTATTCGTTCATTATTCTCACCTTCAACCACGACCAAATCAGTTGAGAAAATATTGTCAATTTTACTGAACCACGGATTTGACATATTCAAAACAGTATTGTTATTAATAACTTCCTCTGCACGGTTTGAAATGTAGTTTTTCAATGTCCATCCTGTATTATTATCAAAATTCTTTATAACATCATAATCAACATCATTAATGTACATTTTGAAAGGTTTCGGACCGTCAACAAACACATTCCTTGAAACAGAATTTGCAGCGTCATAAGCTTTATCACACAATTGTGTTACAGTAATATTATATTCAAATTTGCCCTTTGGTAAACCAAAAGCATAATGATGGTCATAATCAAAATAAATCACACTATCTTGATGTTCTTCGTTTTCTACTTCTTGACCGTTTATTTTAATACTTCCATTATTATAAATCAACTCAACTCCTCCATATCCTTCCATTTCCTCATTTGGTCTTATTTCTATTTTATAGAAATCTAAAACCTCACCTTCCATTAAAATGTCATAAACTGTTATAACACCACCAATATCTCTAATTACATTCTGTGTATCAGTATAATCCAAACCTTCATAATCAGATGCAACTTTACTCAAATCATTATTGAATATTTGCATCAACACATTATTTGGCTGTTCAAATGATTGCGTATTTGCTTTGTATGTCAGATATTTTCCAACTATTTTAAAATTGAACTCAATTATGTTTCCATTTCCATCAGTTATTGATGCCTCATAACTACCATTTGGAATCATTGGAATAACTTCTTTATCATTCGAATATTCATAAACATGAGGTTCAAACTTTTTTCCTTTTAAAGGAATATATTCATCTTGTAATTTGGATGGAATATCTTCAATATTATTGATAAGAATTACTTTGTCTTCAGTAATATCATTAATCTGCAATGAGTAATTCCCGCTTACACTATTTATCAACAATGAAAATGGTGTCATTATGCTGCTGAAATCAAAAGCAACATAACCATCATAGTCATCTTCATTCTGTGAACACCATCCATTTGCCTTGTATTTAATCCCTATTTGCTCAGAAATGTCATCATGGTTGCTGCACGTTGCAAAATATTTCGAATTGAATTTCTCTATTGCTGTCTTTCCAGACTTTAAGCCAAAATAAAAATAGAATGAATTCTCATAACGTGGGAATGAATATATGCCAACATCACCGCCATCATAAAAATACGGATAATTACCCATTCTGAAAAGATAATAATCCCTGCTCTTGTCCTCCAATTTCCAATTGTTCTTGTAATTGATTTCAGAACTGTATTTCTCTGTCTTGTTCTTCATCACTTCCTTTAAAGAACCATCAAAATTGTCAGGATATAAATATCTGAAATCATACTCCAACAAACCTGTATTGCCCAATTTTGTTTTGAGATTGTTTCCGTTCATTGTTGCAAACATACTTCTCTCATCCAAATTATACAACTCATCCCACGATATGAAACCGTCAGTAACCAATTTCTGCGAATATTCATCAGTATTGTCAATTTCATTATCAATGTCTTTGTTCTCTTCAACATCTTTTAATTTCGGTAAATCTTCAACTTCCTTTGTCTGGTCCAAAGAAACACCATATTCACAAACTCTTGACAAATTTATACAACTTGCAGTATCCAATTTGATACTTCCACTTGTACAAGCAATACTGTAGAACAAACCACCGTCATATTTTCCAAATTCATTTGGATTGCCCCAGTCACAACCAGCCATTTCAGAGGTTTTCACCAAACCGTCAACAGTATATTCCATCCTTTCTGCCTCGCCTGTTTTGGAGTTGACAGTCATTATAAAATCATAATCAGTAAACAACAAATCACTTGGCATATTGTATGTTGTGCTTTCAAGTGACTTGAAGAATTGGGGGATTCCATGCTTGTCACATTCATTCAGACTACCAAGCAAGACAATATCAGTTGCAAACAGCAACTTGACCTCACCTTTTTTCTTATCATTAATTTCATGTTTGTTTCCGTTCTTGTCATAAAAGTAATTCTTTGGTAATGATGAATCATGTTCAACAGACTTGTAATAATACACTGTTTGGCCTAACATTGTCTGTTGTGGCACAATAACGCCATTCATACCCTTTACTTCTTGCGCATTTTGATGACATTTACTGCCACAAACGTTTTTCACATTAACATATTTGAAATCAACATTTTCATTGTCAAGATTATTAATCTTATCAGGTGATTCCCTTTTTAAAACACACTGTTGTATAATACGTAAGCCAACATAATTTCTGTTTGCTGTACACCAATCATCCTTTGCTTTTCTTTTGATTAAGCCAAATAGATATCTCCTTTTAGGCTTGATTTTCCTGTACCAAAGAGGTGCGTATAAAACACCATTAACCCAGTCATTATTAAAATTGAATGACGTAGCATCATTTTGTTGCGCCAATTGATTCTCAATACAATTGTAGAGTTGTGCTGTTGCGTTTGATGCTTCAGTCAACGTTGCCTCACATTCTTCAGCACTAAGTTTATCTTTTTTGCAATCTTCTAATTGTCTTTTATAATGATTTTTTTCAGTGCCACCATCACCACTCCATATACAATCAAAACTATGTCCTAATATATTAATATCACCGTAATCAAATAAATTGAAAAAGAATTTTGCACAACCAGGATAATATTTTGTCTTGTTGATACCATCATCACAAAATTCAGAAGATAAACCAATACAATTAGGCATAAAAAGTCCTATCACATATCTGAAAGGATAAGTGAGTGCATTATATGCACTTTTTATAGCCCTTACAACAGCTGTTGGCAATAAATGTACCCTACCAATGCCAAGTGGTAATTTTATTGTAAGCAAATTATAAACACCGTCTAACAATAACATTGGAATGTCAATAACCAAAAGAATTAAGCACAATATAGCACCAACAAGACTTATAATCTGATTCACAAATTCAACCAAGTTTATAAAGACTTTTGTTAACGAACATATGATTCGGTATGTGAAACCAAGTTTGATTGTCAATGAATTATAAGGCATTGGATTGTTGTCACCATAATGGTTTATGAGTTTTATACCTGTATGCTTTCTGTTTGTTTCTTTTTTGTTCTTCTGTAGTTTTGGTATGTAGTTCTTCACAGTATAAACCTTGTTCCAAAATAAATCACAATACGATTCATCTTTTGTCGCTGTACCAAACTCATAATCAGCATCCAATTCTTCATCAAAACTTTCTTCACCCATTCTAGGATTGTTCGGAACAAGATACCTCGCCCTTTTCCTCGCAGCAACATCACTCGGGTTCTCATCCAACGTAATCCTAAACCTAACCCTCGCCCTTGTTGCAATACCCTTGTTTGGGTCATCACTTGGAACTAAATTACCAAACTCATCAGTTTTTACATAGTCAAGGTTCATCGGTATTTGATAACACCACACGCCATCACCGTCAATCAGTCTGTTTCCATTTATTGGAAATTCCTCAACCTTGTTGTCAACGGTTTTCCTTATCATTTCGATTGTACCCTCACCAGCAATTAAGTCTGACATTTTTCCACTGATTTCGTTTGCGGTACAATCTTTTCCTATAGCGTTGCTCCCTTTATCGGTCACAATGCTTCCAATGAACACTGCTGTCGGTTCAAATTTATATTCGATGCTGATGTCACATCTTGTAATGGAAAAATCATTAGAACCTTGTGATATATCACCCCAATAAGGATAAACGTATATACCCTTGTCTTGTGTTATTATTTGTGCCAATGAATTGAGATTTTTGGATGTTTTGAATTTGTTTGGACTCTCAAACATTTCTGCATTGTACCCTTTATAGACCATATCACGTGGTCTTTGTGACAAAACACCACAGTCAGACAAGTCAATATCGCAATGCAATGTTTGTGAACCTGTTGGAATACCAAAAATCATATAGTCACCAGAACTATTTGTGGTTGTTGTGTATTTCCAATATTTTTCAAAGGTTTCTATTACATCCTTATTGTCCAAAACATATCTTTTGTTTGGAAAAGTTCCAACATCTTGATGACATTCATCATCAACTTCATCTGATAGAAGATTATATCTAACGCCGCTGTTGTCTGTGCTTGATGTTGAGGAAAAATTATAAAGCCACCGTTGTTCCAACGTGTCATCATCCGATACCTCAATGAAAATGCTTATTTTTGCGTTTGGAACACCAACACCACCATTTGCAATAACACGTCCGACCACAACACCATAATCTGATTCGTAAGTTTTATATGTGTTTTTTTGTTCAATTTTCAAAGAAAGTATCTCAAACATTTCATATGTTTGATTCATTGGCACATGTATGACATTTGGTGAATCATCACCTACATTTGTTCTAATTCGGTAAACTTTATTGGTCTCTTCCATTATTTTCTATTCCATATATATTTTATTAGTCCACAATCATAAATACGATAAAAATTAAGTTTTTTACACATTTCTTCTTCTGTCATTGTTAATGGCAAGCCATATTTCTTATGAAGTTTCTGTTTTCTGAAATTAAACTTGTGTATCCGTTGTCCTTTATACACATAATGATAATCAGGTTTTAGAATTTTATCTAATTTGAATCCCAATTTGATATAAAGATTCTCATTGTTCGTGCTCCATCTCCTGTCAGCAAAACTCTTTATTTCACTTGGATTGTAATTCTCAACAAAACATTTGAATAATTTCCCTGCCACACCAACACAATGCTTGTTTATATCACTTGCAAACCTTGTTAATTCCCATTTATCTGAATCATTTCTTTCTTTTTTAAATGACATTGCACCAACAATATCATTATTATAAAAACATCCAAGATAAATGGTTGATTTTGTAAAACCTTGTATATGATTTTTTTCCAAAAATAACCTTGCTTCTTTATTTGTTATTTCTTTGACAACACATTTCCTTGCAAATACCTTTGGTAAATCATTGTCAAAGCCCAATATGTGTTTTAACTTAGTTTTAACTATCTCGCAGTGTTCCTGCCATTCATCTTCAAATATATGTATGAGTCTTATGCCTTGTTTTTCACAAAGTTCTGTTTTATTTAAATGGTAATCTTTGTTTTCATTATATTCATAAGAATGCCATTTTAATCCATTATATTCTATAGCAAGTTTTTTTTCTGGGATATATATATCCAATTCATATGGTGGTATTATAGTTTTAAGTCTTTCTTCAACTTTCAAATTAGATATTTCTGTTATAAATTTCTTAATTTCATCTTCTGCTTTTGAACATATATGACCGCACTTTGGACAACCTTCACCTTGCAATAATTTATCAGGTCTAATCCAAAAACTGCCATGTTTTTTGCAAATGACTTCTATTTTTTCTTTGCTCCCATTATAAGTTATTTTTGATGTATCATATTTGTCAGGAAATAATTTGTTTATTTTTTCTATAAAAATGTTTTCATCATGCATCAATTTCTTTGACTTGTCGTAAATTGCGCATTTTGGGCATCCACGATGTCCTTTTAAATGATTATGTGGAGTTTGCCAAAACTCACCATGTTCCCTATTATTTTCATCTTTTTCCTTGCAAAATAAACACACCTTTTCATCTACTTTTCTAAAAACTACTTTTGAATAGTCAATGTTTTTGAAAAGTTCTTTGGATTTCATTATGAATTCTTCAGTTGTTTGGTATTTACCAACACATTTTGGGCAACCACATCCACTTAAATGAACACTTGGTGTCTGCCAAAACTCACCATGTTCTGGGCAAATAATACATACTTTAATATTGTTTTTAACATATTCTACTTTAGAATAGTCATATTTGTCTTTATGGATTTGTTTTGCTCTATCAACAAACCACATTGTTGTCTTTTTTTTGTTTTCCGATATTCTTTTTTTTCCACATTTAGGACACCCCTGTCCACGCAATAAATTATTAGGTGTAATCCAAAACTCACCATGTTCAATACCTTCATCATTCATTTCATGACAGATAAGACATATCTTTGTTGAAGAATTTACATATTCAACCTTGGAAATATCGTATTTATTGCCATGTATCCTCAATAAATCACTTACAAACTGTTGGTACGTTTTCTTTTTGCTCATATATTATATATAATGCAAAACATAATGTAAACCTAATAATTCTTTAAGTTTCTGATTCTGAATGTTGGTTCTTTTCCAAACATCATACAAATTATAACATATAGAAGCATTGGAACTGCCATAACAATAATTAACAATCCACATAATATTCCAAAAAGCATCTGTATGATGAAACGTAATACTTTCAGCAAAAAAAATTCATTTTCTGAATCCTTTCCACCGTCACCAAATTTCTCGTTGATTTTATCAACTTTTTTTTTGCAATTGCACCTCATCTTTTTTAACTTTATTATAATAATAAGATATATTGTGTTTTAAAACAAAATAAACACCCCTTATTGGAGTGCTTATTTGATAGGTATATAGTTCCCAAATTATTTCAATATACTATCTTTTCTTATATAACCATGTGAGGCATCCGAAGAATTAAACATACTCAAAATTAGCATTAATTTCTTGTCATTACCTCAACAACAATGTCAGTGTTCTTAAACTTGATTTCGAACATACTGTTTGCTTCGCTGAAAAGCATATAATCACTTTCCCTCAAGTCAATTTCATTGCCGACATCCATTGTTTCATCATAACCCTCATAATTACATACTGTCGGGTCAATAAAGGGTTGTGTTATTGTGTCATGTGAATAATTTTCTCCTACGTTATTGTAAATCTTAAGATAAACAAGGTTGATAACACCATCCAATTTTGATATTTCCTTTTGCAAGTCACCAACGAATATATCCTCACCCATCAAATGTCTTCTGATGTCCATATAATTGTATATGAGGTCAATTATGTTCTTGACAACATCCGACTTGTCATATGCCTTGTCAATATATACCTTGACCTTGAATGATAAATTGATTATCTTTCCTGATTTTATCTCAATGAAATCATTCACCATTTTGTAGTTGGAAAGATACTCACGGATGTTTTCAGCAACTGTTTCCGAAAGGAAATTGGTCAAATGGCCTTCATAATCAAGACCCAACGTATATATGACTATTTTGTTGTTTTCCTCTATTACACTGTGTCTGAAAGGACACCCAAATTTAGCCGGTATGTCATTTATTTTTGATTGGTAGTCTTTCACCGTGACACATCTGTTCTGTGCGGCTGTGTTGTATTTTAACATATAGCGTATTTCCTCCGTTGTAGGCTCATCCTTTCCACCATATGACGGTGATGTGTTCGTGACTTTAAGTGAATCTATGACATTTCTTATTTTGAAATCATTGTTGTTGTCACATATATTACCATCAACCTCAATGTTCAAACCGATGATGTTTGTCAATGTGTCAGTGGCAATATTTGAAATGTTTCCACCACCGACCCTGTAAAGAATATACATCGTTGTTCCAACCCTTGGCAAAACGCCAAGATAGTCATTTGCCATCATTCTTGACATCTGATATTGTGTGAAATCTTTTGATTTGTCAGGAATATTGCCATATTGATTTTCAATACCAGGGCCAAAAATGATTTTCATTTTCCAATCATCAGTATATTCAGTTATGAACTTATGTTTTAACCTCTTCCACTTTCCCCTTGCCACCAATCTGACAGGGTATGATTTTGCGTTATATCCTTCTTGTGTTTCATCTTGTTCATAAGCATCAATTTTCTCACTAACTTCCCAAACAGGATTGTAATAGTTATGGAATTTAACATCCTTATTGCCGCCACTGTTCATAAGTGTGTCACCAATTGGGCCTCCGCTTGTTGTTTTCTGCACCTCATAACCGAATCTGTATTGGTCTATAAGATTGTCAACCTCAAAGAATCTTGTGACAGGCATACCTTTTCTGTCCTTGTATTCTTCCTCGTCAACGAAATATTCATTCAATAATGGGTCTGTATTTATATTTGTTCCTTCCTTGACTATGATACTGTCAACCGAAATAACTTCTGAATCATTCACAAGGACTTCCATAAACGGTTTCAAGTCATTACTTGTAACGACCATTTTCATAACCTTTGTCTGACAAGAAGATGCCAATGCCAATTTCTTATATGTATATGATATTATGTTTCCATTGCTGTTCCTTTTTGGAATTACCTGTCTGTTTGAAATACCATTTTCATCAAACTGCTCTTTGAAATCAACATCAGCCATTAGTTCAAATGTAACACTTCCTGTTGAAAATTGTGTTCCTCTTTTTATATATGGGGCATATTTTTCATCTGGTTCTGATATGTCACCATTTCCACTATTTCCTTGTTCATATAGTGGAATGTCACATGATAATTCAACTTCCACTAATGCAGCCTTTTTATATGGAATATGCAATCCGTTTGTACGTGCCATATCCATTATTGATGAAAAAACCTTTGCGCTGTCCAAAGATGTTTCCTGTACAGAACGGTCTATGTGGTACGATAATGCATCACCCATGTCAGCCAACACATCAATCAGCCATGCACCAATACTTGCATCAGATAAATTAGCAAAAACATCAGGATAATAAATTTTCGCTATGTTAATTATTGATTGTTTGTAGTCATCAAAATTCCTATTTAAGTAAGATATATTGTTTTCTGCCATATGTGTTTGTTGTTACAGTTTAGTTATTAATTCATAGTTACCAGTGCTTCCGTCCAATTCTTTAAGTGTATATGCAATTTTTGCATAAATATCAATACCATCTTCATCTTCTGCGATTTCCACGTCTTTGATGTTGCAATCAGGAACAAACATCTTGACAGTTTCTTTTATCTCGTTTACAATATCACCAAAAGTTTCTGTATCAGAAGGATTGAAAAGAAACTGAATTAATCTTGTACCAAAATTAGGATTCCTCAGTCGTTGTCCTTTTGGGGTGAATATCAAATGCATTATCTCACTCTTTATCTGCTCGGCACGTGTGTGGTTCAAACCAAATAATGTTTTTTCATCAGAATCAACATTAATTGGAAACATTATGCCGTATTTCTGTTCCTTTGCCATTAAATATAAAATAACATGATGTCTTTCAAATAAATATAATGAAATATCTTTTCATTAACAAAAAATATAGTATTTAGTTATTTTTCAGAAATTAAATACCAATTTCAATATGGTCAAAAACCTTAAAAAAATATTTTTCTTGGGTCATCACCATTCCTCAAACGTTACAAAAAAAACACTAATTTTGTTAAAATCAGTGTTTTTCATATTTTATGTATATTATGCAATAAAAAAGTTAAAAATTTCCTTTTAACATTTCCTCTAAATTATTTTTCGTCTGCATTCCACTTACTTTCTGTATAACATTGTCATTTTCATCAAAAAATAATGTTGTTGGAACTGAACGTATTTTATATTTTTCAGCAATATCATTATTTTCTTCAATATCAACATCCTCAAATAAGATGTCTTTGAATTCTTCATTATTACCAACTTCTTCAAATATTTTCGCATATGCTTTGCAAGGAACACACCAACTTGCTGATAATTTAATAACTTTCTTAATCATTTTTATATATACTTTAAGTTTTTATTTTAATTGCATCTGCTATAACCGCAATCAATGCAATGTATACATCCACCGTCACGCACTAATCTACCACCACAATCAGGGCACTTCTCTCCTTCCACATCAATTGACGATTCAAATTTTCTCAACGCCCTTACAACCCCATTTTTCCATGTGTTGATTGTTGAATCATCAAGTTTAAGGCTTGAAATCACCTTTACAATATATGAAATTGGCATATGATGTCTTAATAATCCACTGATAAGTTTTCCATAGTTCCAAAATTCTGAATTAAATATTCTTGAAATACCTTCAATACATACTCTATATCCATCTTTATCAATGTAACACAAATCATATCTTGAAACTTTTTTTAACTCATTATCAATCTCTTTATATTCATAGTTTTTAACAATATATCCGTTCTCTACCCAATTTGGTATATTTAGTTTTTCAAGTATGCCAGTAAAAAGTTCATAAGGTTCATTATCAAGAACACCAACAATTCCAACCCATTTTTCACCTTTATTGTTAAATCTTATGATTTTTGCTTCAAGTGTTTTCGGTCTTCTTTTTGCTGTGTTGTTCTCAATAAGTTCCATTACTTCTTTTTTCTTATTGTCTTTTTTACTTTCTGTTGAAACAAATATACCGCCTCTGCAACCATCACGATAAACAGTGATTCCCTTAAGACCATTTTTCCAAGCCTCAATATATATTTCAGAAACTTCCTCTTCTGTCACATTATTTGGAAGATTAACTGTTGATGAAATGCTGTGTGTTATCCTTTGCTGACAAATTCCTTGTATTTCCACTCTTTTTTTCCAATCTATATCACTTGCAATAGATTTGTACCAAGGTGATTGCTCATATGCATTGTTCCATTTCTTTTCATTCCATAAATTCAAATCTTCATTGAAAAATCTCTCTGCCCATTGTTTCAATGTTGGATGCACTGTGACATATTCCGTAAATTTCTCACCGTCCTTGTCAATAAAATCAACTCTGTCATCACTATTGGTACATTTAACTCTTCTTGTATAAAAGGGCATAAATACAGGTTCAATTCCGCTTGAACAACGTGCCAACATTGCCACAGAACCTGTTGGTGCTGCTGTTCCAAATGACACATTTCGTCTTCCATATCGCATCATTCTTTCATACTGATGTTTGAATTCATTTTTCAACATATCATACCACTCGTTGTGCTTCATTTCAATATCCTTTGAATAAGACGGAAAGTGTCCCCTTGTTATTGACATATCTATTTCAGAATCCATTTCAGCAACGAACATAATTCTCATAATGTTCTTAATAACATTCAAAGATTTTTTTGAATCGAATTTTAATCCTAATTTTGCAACTGCATCTGAAAGTCCAAAAAAGCCTACACCACATCGTCTTCCATTCAATGTGTTTGTCAACAACCTTGAATATAGTTTATATTCATTTCCATTCTCATCACCGTCATTTTTAATTTTATAAAGTATTTTTTTAATTGCATTGGATTCCAAATCAACCAAATCATCACCAAGTCTTGTTGTTTCATAAAACACTTCATAAAGTTTTTCCTCATCAACTCTTGCAGCATTTGTGTATTCATCAATAATAAATGATGACAGATTTACATGAATTAACCTACATGAATCCTCATGCATAAAAATTTCACCACAAGGATTCGTTGAAGAGCCTCTAAATTGTGGATATAAGCCATCAGGTGAATAATTATAGTGTCTTGTTTTAAAAATAATGCCAGGTTCCGCAGTATTCCACGCACAATGTATTAATGTATTCCAAAGTTCTTTTGCCTTGATTTTTCTATAATATACACAATTTCCTTTTTTATCATTTGTTTCAATAAGTTTATCATATTCAGCGTTTTTATCAACTTCAAAGTCTGAATCAATCGGCCATCTTTGATAATAATCATCATCATTAAGCACACAATTCATAAAGTCATCGCCTACTTGAACGGAAATGTTTGCACCAGTTACCTTTGTTAAATCCTGTTTCTTTTCAATGAATTCTTTTGCATCTGGATGTTCTATATGTATTGAAATCATCAATGCGCCTCTTCTACCTGACTGTGCTATAGTATTTGTTACATTACTGAACAAATCCATAAAAGAAACAGCACCTGTTGAATATTTTGCCGAATTGTTTACTTTTGCACCATTTGGTCTTAATTTTGAAATATCAAAACCGACACCACCTCTTCTTTTGAATAACTGTGATTGCTCATTACAAACTCTAAAAATGTCATCTAGACTGTCATTACAACCATCAATCACCCAACAATTGCTAAGTGAAACAGGAACTTTTGAACCCAAACCAGACATAACACTTCCACCAGGAACAACATATTTAAAATCTTTAAACAATTGGTATATTTTTTCTTCATCAAGTTTACTTCTATTATAACCATATTCACTTAATTTCAACTTAATGTTTTCCTTTTCCTTGTATTCATAACTTTCTTCTACTTCTGCAAAATATTTAGCCATTCTTTTATGCATATCATCAGGTGTTTTTTCCAAAACATTACCATTTTCATCTTTAAATGCATACTTATTCAACCACACATTTGCAGCCATTTCGTCACCATTAAAATAATCTAATAAAACCTTTTCCATATTTTTATATGATTTTTTAATACTTAATTTTTAATAAATGTATATAATACATAGCACAAAAAAAAGTAAAATTTTCACAAAAAAATGACTTTTTGCTACAACTATCTGATAACAAATCAAATATTTTTTTTTAACTTTTTTTATATTAAAAAACACAAAAATAAACTATTTAGGGAGTAATTTTATCAAATGGATTTTGCTATTCCATTTGCTCTTTTTTCTAAACTCTTGCTCATTTTACCGTTGTTGCTGTCATTGATTGGCTCATTGTCAATTGAATCCAATTCTGACATATCAAACTTGCACGTTCCGTTATTGAATCTTACATTCGGAAAGGATGTTCTTCCTATTTTCGCAGCACGTAATTTACCTATGAAGAGATTTAATTTTCCTTGTTCCTTCTGTTCCAAAGTTTGTGCCAACGAAATGACAATATGACCTATCTGTGTTTTCATTACACTTCCACCGCCATGCTCAACGCCTACATATTCTTGGTTTATTGCATTTTTTGTACTTTGCACAGGAACCCATATTGCCAAATTGAATTCTTTTGCTATTGCCTCCAACTTTCTCATTGTTATTCCTTCCCTTGTCCATTCTGTTTCGTTGTAACCGTCTATGTTCTTTTCGGGCTTTAGGCATTCAAAATAATCAATGACAACCATATCAGGAATGAAACCTTTGCTTATGTATTGTTGTATCAAATACTTTATATCACTTGCGGAATACTCACCAGTTGTCAAACGCTGATAAATTATGTTTTGATAGAGCAATTTTCTCAATTCATTATTGTTATCTGATAATATCTTCATTGCAATAGGTCTGTTTATTGGTGTTGATAGTTCACAAGCATCAATATTTGTAACATAACCATAATATTTCCTCTTAATCGCAACTTCAGTATCCTCAAAAAAGAAATGAAGCACTTTATAGCCTTGATAATTGTTATCTTCCGTCTTGCTTATAGCAGCATTTGCACAAAAACCTGTTGTACAAGAAGTTTTTCCTATTCCCAACGGAGATATTATAACACCAAGTTCACCTTTTCCCAAACCGCCATACAAACTCTCATCAAGTTTATCAGCACCAGTTGGTATAGCACACCTATAATCCTCTTTCAAGTCATCTTCCAACGTTTCAAACAGATGATGACCCAAATTCGTGGTCATATTCACATCCAATGCCTTTTTGATTAAATCTTCCATCGTGAAGTAATTGTCTGAATTGCCACGTTTTAATATCTCAGTGCATTTGTTGATAGCCTTTGCAAGATTTTGTTGCTTGAAGAACTTTTCAGCATTTGATGTCAATAACTCAACATCAATATTGAAATTCTTATCCTTCAAATCCTTTATCTTTGCTATCATTTGTTCAACTGTAATGGCATCATTAACTGTTGATGAAATCAAAACCTCAATATCATTGTAATTAGGTGATATTCCAACTTTTGAATATCTGTCCTTCATCATTCCTACGATACGTCTTAAATGCTCATCAGTGAACATATTTTGGTCAATGATAGAAACCAAACTAATAAAAAACTTAGGGGTTTCTATAAAATATTTAACCAACATTTCTTGGTATGCATCACCAAGATATCCTAAATTTGTTTTTACATTACTAACTCTGCTCATTTATATAGACTTTTTGAAGTTTAATAAAATATGAAAAATTGGCCGTTTAAAATCTTTAATTTCAAACGGCATTGTCTAATTATTCATTAATTAATAATGTTTGTCTATATATTCGAACTTTCGTGACGATGGGTAAATCATATCAAAATATTCAAGTGTCTTTGTTTTTACTGCCTTCTTCCAAGATTGCTTGTATGCCTCAAAATTTGAAAGATAATTATACTTTTTAGGCTTTTCCTTAATATCAGTATGACCAGTAACAACAGGCTTTATGACACCGTAATATTTTACTGCTTCGTTATACTTTTCTTTGTCAATATTGTTATTTATCTTGTATTCACCCATTTCCTTGTTGTATACAGTTTTCTCACTATAGGTGTTGCTTAATGTTTCGCAAATTCTTCGAATGAAATCACTTATAAGGTTAATTTTACCTAATTGCATATGCCTTACAAGAGCAGAACCGAAATTCATAGATGAAAGGTCAACGTTTTTAGATAAACTGTGATAGTTACTCAAATCAACACCATTCCTAACAAACTTCGGATAAACATTCCCATCCCAAATCTTCTCAAAAACAATCTTGTCATCAATAAGGAATGAAAACTTAAAAGTCACCTCACCGTCTAATGGTCTATCAGTATTAAAGGTTTCATCATCTTCTATCTGTCTATTCTCAACATACTCCTTACGGAAAATTTTACCGTCAGGTGCAGCAACATCACCTTTAATTTCATCATTAAACATTAATCTTAGAAAATCAGAATCATATCTGTTCATTTCTTCCTCTGTCATAAAACCGTTGATTTTAAACGGTTTTGATGTATCTGTATACCATAAGAAAATCCTGCTTTTGCTTTCCAAATCTTGCTGAATTGAACTAACTATTCCATTCATACAATTATGGAATTCTTCTGAATAGATAGATTCCTCATTAAAACCATTGATTTTGAAATAACGTTGACAAATCACATTGTCATTCACCCATATAAGGAACTGAAATTTATTCTTGTAGGCAATGTTGTCAATAAATTTGTTTTCTTTTTTAATTTTTTCTTCCATTTAAGTAAATTTTAAAGTTAAACATAAAATAACAAACGTCTTTAACATTTATTAATATAATACATATTTTTGTAATGACAAAATTAAACTGGTAAATTTTTCTTTTCCTTATCTATCAAATACATAAATTCTGAAAAGAAATTACCGAATGTGGTTGGGTCTTTCAATGAATCAATATCATATTTGACTATGATGTTATAAAGATTCTCCATATTTCTGTCAGTTGGGTCAATTGGTGCATACATAATACTATCCAACAATTCCTTTGCCTCTTCTGACATTAACGGATTTTTCAAATCTATGATTTTTTCATTAATCTCATATATTTTTTCACCTTGACAGCCATCAGTTATTCTATTTATGATGTTCTCTGCCCATTTCAATGGCTTTTTCTTGTCTTTAAGTCTTGTTTCATTGATTTGCTTGGCTTTTTCTATAACTTCATCCAAAGTTACTTTTCTCTTTTTTACTTCTTCAAAATTGTTGAAGAATGTTTTTTCACCGAAACCCTTTATACCTTTAATGTTATCAGATGAATCACCACATAACATCTTTTTCAAAACAACATTCTGATAATTATAACCCATAATATCAGTGTGGTTTTTAACATTAACAAATTTTTTCAATGATTGTACATATACAATAACATCATCTGAAATAAGTTGTGTCAAATCCCTGTCATTTGACACAATGACAATTTTTTCGTTCGGTTTTTTATGTGACACATAATATCCAATGAAATCATCAGCCTCAGTTTCGTCACATACGCATTGTCTGACAAACAACTCTTCCAACATTTCCATTACAATATCTCTCTGCCAATAAAAAATTTCCTTTTGTTTCTGTTTTTCTTGTAGTTTAACAGGGTCTTGCTTCTTGACAAAGCGTTGATACATATAATCAACTTTCCTATTGACCTCTTTCATATAATCTGAAAGATTGTCATCATTGAATTCTTTATCCCTGTTTTGCTTGTAGTCTTTAAGTAAGTTATATCTTAAATTTCCAGAACGCTGTCCATCCCAAAAAACATATACATATCTGAAATTACCTTTTTTAAGCAAAAGTTTCATTTGTAAAAAGAACTGAAATACGCCCCCAATTTTTTTTCCACTACTTGAAATCGTGTTATCACCCAGTGATGATAATTCCAATATATTAGAACCATCAATCAGAAGCGTATTAAAGGACTTATTACACACGTCTGGGTTATTTTGTTGTATTCTCTTTGGTATCGGCTGTGGCATTTTCCTCAACTGAATCTTTGATTTCTTCCTTATTCCTATTGTTTCCTTTAAGAAACACAAGAAATTGACCGTTTGATAGTATTTTAACACTTTTTTCCTTGTCTATATCATTTACTTCTTCATTTGATAAAGAAACAAATTCTGCCATTGTCTTAAACAAACGCACTTTTGGTAAATCATTAGAAAGACCTGTGTTAATACCACCACAAAGGTTTACAAAAGTCGAAAACGGCATATCACTTGCTTTACCGTCTTTCAAA